TCTTTATGCGATACATCCTGCTGTTCCATGTCACTTCTTTCTATTAACAATATCAAATATCTTCTCTGCTCCTCGACTTGTGAAGTAAGCACCGAAGATAATAATACCCCACTGGCCTAGAAGCTCCACATAAGATTGATTCACATTGAAACCATAAGCTGACATAAGAGCAAACACGACATAAGCTGCGAAAATAGCTACGAGAGCTAATGGGCGAATGTTCTTAGACAACCAAGAATCACTCGCCATGTCTGCTGTCCAGCGTTCGGTAATGTTATTCTGGTCAGCCTCGAACAGTTGAGTATCGTTAGCCATCCTAGCCAATTCACCATCCTGAGCCATCTGCGCCAGCCTCAACTGAGCTTCAGCCTTTGCAGTAGGGTCAGGGATTAACTTGTCAATTAGCTTATTTCCAATACCTAAGATTGAATCCAACAACATCATAATTTATTCCTATCTATGTTTAAGACTCGAGCTGCTTCTCTCTTGCTATAAAAGCACTGTCCATTGACTTCAAGAGAATGACACTGTACTCTATCTCCTCGTTTAAAAGATAGAGAACTGTTCTCGCCTGCTGTTACAAGTTGAAGATTGGATACATGATTGTTACTTTTATTTCCATCAATGTGGTCAACGGTATTTCCTTCTCCTGAAAGTTTAAAACAGTCTGCAACAAGCCTATGGATAGTTACAGTTTTATTTTTATAGTTTCCAATAGAGATATTAATACGAAGATAGCCATAGCGATCTACTCGTGGTTTTCTTAGTTTACCAGAAGGGCCTTTTACAGTTCCTTCTTCATTAACAAAAATATTGTATATCGGATGCTTTACCCAATTCATGTCAGTTCCTTAAATGTATTTTGCACGGTGTAATTCGATGTGCGGCCCATCGACAAAAGATACCCAGTCTATCCCGCACACAATAGGTATGTCAAGTTCTTTTGCAACCTTTTTAATATGATCCGTGACAATCCTATAATACCGAATGTCCCAAGTGATCTCACCATCCCTGATTACGGCAATGTCTACAGCCTTGCCAGTGAGGTGTCGGCTGTTCATTGTCTGTGACTTACCTGCATCAAAGAGAGCCTTTTGGCGCTCCTTGGTGCGTAAGCCTTCAGTGATGGAGAAATCCAAAGGACTATCTGTGATGGCTTGATTAAACACCTTCTGTAAGTCTGGGTGGACTTGAGCAAGGCGTTCTGCGCTTTTAGTTCCAAATGAGAATGTCATTGTTATCTCCCATATCCTTCCAGTAAAGCAGGATCATACTGAGGCTCAGGACGCTCACGTTCTTGTGCTCCAATCATCCCGCCTGTGAGTGCTCCAAACAACCACGAAGAAGAACTATTCTTCATTACTTGGCCCATCAAACCCATAGCTCTGTCAGTAAAGCCACGAGTCTGTACTTCGCTCATAAACTTAGCAGCTTCTTCAAGAGCTTTAGGATTCAGCAAGAACTTCTGAACTTCCGCAGATTCGTTATCGTCTGCTGTCTTCTGGAAGAAACGTCCCAAGTGGTTAATAAATACACGAGGAGCAGTCATAATCTGATTACGGAATTCACCAGCAGTAGTAGCTGCCTTAGTTCCTGTCATCTCTTCCCACTTAGACTTACTGATAGTGTTAATATTGATTCGCATAGCAAAGGGATTATCCTTTAAACGCTGAGAAGCTTCAACAACATCATTTAGCAGTTTTGTTTGAGGAGCACCAAAGACCTTTTCAAAAGCTTTTTGGTTGGCCTTAAACAGTTCCAAACGATCGCCGGGAGCGTTCAGGACATCATCCAGCATAGCTGACTTAATACCTTCACGAGCAACAGCATCTTTACCTGCAATTTGTAACAAGTTATCCAGTTGCTGCGGGTTAGACAAAGCTGTACGCACAACACCTCGGATACCATCAGTAGCTCCGTAGGATTGAGTCCAGAGATTCTCAATCTTATCAATCTTAGCCTGCTTTTCAGCATTCAAGATAGCAGTACGGTTATCCCTCAGTTCAGATACTCGGGTAGACAAGCTTTGCAAACGATCTCTCAAGCCGGGAACTTGGTCAATCTTGTCCTTGTTCTGAGCCAGATAACGCTGTAATTGAGCAGGGTTAATCTCACCTGTATTAGTATTGATGACAGAACGATTCTTACTTAAATCCCATAAGAAAGCATCCTCAACAATCTTAATACCTTCAGGTGAATCACCAACTACAGCCATAATCTGTTTCAAACCATCTGAAGATTTTGTAGCTTTAGGGACTACATTATCCAAGAAGGTAGCACGATCCACTTGAACCACACCTGCTTCGTTAAAAGGCAAGCCGATACGAGTAGCATACTCTTTGTCGATTGCACGATAAGGTGCGCTAAAGGCAGGATCAACTGTATCAATAGCACCGTCTACCTGACGCTTAAGTTCAACCAACATACGATATTGATCTGAACCCTTCTGAGCACTTCTCAAAGCTTCATTTGTCTCGCGCTTCAAGCTGTCCAGAGTCTTGAGGTCAACATCCTTGGTAACACCCGCTTCCTTAGCAATACGATACTTTTCAGAGATCCGAGTAGATGCTGGAGATTCAGGTCTAAAAGCCTGTTTAATCTGCGAATACAACTTAGGAAACTTATTAAAGACATCCTGATTAGTTGTATCTGTAACAAAATCTCGTAAAGCCTTAGCAGATTCACCGGGGAGAACAATACCAGCTTCCTGAGAGTTCTCAATCAGTTTATTATACTTAGGGCCAATCTCTTTCTTCAATGCTGCTTCTTTAGCAGAAATGAGATTAGTTAAGCGAGAGCCAATGTCTTCAGAACTTGGGCCTTTAGCAAGACCTTCAGACAGTTCAAGAATACGATTATTAATATTCTCTAATCCAACTTCACGGCGAGCTGTAGACTTAGCAGCATCGGCAACAGCCTGAGCATTCTTCTGGCCAGCTTCAGTAGCCTTACGCTTAACGTAGGCATCCACTTCCAACATGCTAGGAGCAAGTTTACCTTTGATTGAAGATAACTGCTGTTCAGCTTGTTCGTACTGTCTCTTAAGAGAAGCAGTAAAAGGAGAATTATCACCTTTAGCAATCTGGCTTTGGAGATAGCTGGATATTGTAGTATCGCCATTAGACGAAGCCAACATAGGCAAAGCAACACCTGTAGACTGCTCAATCTCGGTAGCTCTGGCAATATTACCTGCTAAGTTAGGGTTTGCTTGCAAAGCTGTTAAAGCCTGACGAGAAGCACGACCAGAACCTGCCAACTGAGAGACTTGATTAGCTAAATCTTTAGTTGCTGAGAACACGCCGCCCACTTGAGACAACTCTCCCAAGTTACGGGCAGTTCCTGCTACCATGCCTGCGCCTAAGCCGCCCAACAAACCACCAACTACTTCACCTGTCTCTCCGTAACCTGTAGGTGCGTTACGAGCACCAAACTCACCAGTAACGCCTGCGATAGCGCCTAAAGCACCTTCAGCAAGTAATTGCTTACCTGAAGTAGGGATAACTGACTGAGCCAGTTGGCCTGCGTAAGGAGCAGCTTTAGAGCCTCGGGCTAGTAATTGAGCACCTCTGGCAACACCTGCCATAACAGGAACAGCAGTAGCACCTTGGATAGCTGACTCCAAATAGGTTCGATCTCGCGCCATCTCGGTAGGAGCTACTGTCGGTAAGCCTCCTGTAGGGATTTGAGCAGCTAAATCGGAAGTCTCACCGAAGTCAGCAGCAGAAGATATCCCGTTACGAATAGCTGTTGCACGGATTTCATCCTGAGATGTACCTTCAGGCACATTCTTAATAATATAGCCATTAGGCAGACGCACATCCATATAAAATCCTTATTTCTTAGGTAATGTAGACCAATCTACAACATTAGCTGTAGATCCTTGGACTCCAGTTCGTTCAGCAGCAGTAGGAAAGTAAGTGCTAGGATTACCGGGGAACTTAGCAGCTTGAGCAGCTCCTCTAAACCGATCTATCTTAGCGTTGTAACGAGAAGAGGCATTGTTCTCCAACACCGAGCCTAATGTGTACAACTGCTTCTGAATATCAGCGTTAGGTACACCTTCAATCTTCTTGTTAACCCAATCCAAAGCACCTTGCACCAGACGAGGATCAACACCTGTACGGCGAATGTCTTCATTGGACAGTTTGTTCTCGCCCACAGCCTTGGCAATGGTTGTACGAGCTGCTTCCCATGTCTGAGAGTTATTAGACTTAGCTGTTTGGTTAATCAGTTGCTTTGCCAGTTGAGCTGATTCTAACATAGCTACTTCTTTTTCGGTAGCTTTTTCAGCAGCATTCACAGCACCTACAATATCAGGAGCCATCTTAATTTCTGGAGTAACAGACAGTTTAGAAGCCCGTTCAGGAGCAGCACCAATTCTTTGAATTTTGTCGCCTGTTCTCTTGTTAATCAAAAAGATACCTTCTTTTGTCTCGCTTAAAGCTGTAGGTTCATTAGGATCAATAGGAACTAAATCAGTAATATTTCCAGATTGTTCATAAGCAGCCATACTAGGAATAGTATATTTACCTGTACGCAACAATTGCTGAACAGGATCAGCTCCTTCTTTCTCTCGTAAGTTCTTAGTAATCTCAGATTCTGTCTTACGAGAAGCTAAATCAGAAGCAACTCGTTGCTGATAACGGTTAGTCAGTTCACTGACCAGTTGGTAATCCTTGTTCTGCATGGCAGTCTGAATACCTTGCTTCAACGATGTAGGATTAGTCAGGTCTAACTCTTGTAACATATTCTGACGTTGCTGCAATCGCATCATCTCAGGATCTTGAGCACCGAGCATACCGCCTACAGCACCACCAAGTCTGTTAGCACCTGAATAGATAGCAGCGGTAGCACGTTGGAAAGGATCTAACTGAGCATACTGCAACGCCTGCTGCTGTAAAGCTGCATCGCGCTGTGCTTGGAGGGATTCTGGAGTGATCCCAAATAAACTATTAACTACTTCAGCCATGTCTTATTCCTCTCTCTCTTTAAGTCCAGTAACCGGGATCAGCATATTGGCCTGTCTGCCAGATGTTTCCTGAAGGATTCATTGCTCGGTCAATGTAGCCGCCTCCACTAAACAGATTACCTACTCCTTGCACAAATGCTGGATTAGCAGCAGCGCCGGAGAGAGCAGCACCCACAGGGCTGTAACGGTTAGCAGCAGCCAGAGCTTCAGCAGCGCCTGTAGCACCGCGCAGCAAGGTATTACCCACATTAGCACCTGCTTGAGCACTACGACCACCAACATTAAGGCCCAAGTCCAAGGCATTCTGACCAGAAGCTTCCAAGCTCTGAGCCAAACCAAACTGAGTCTTCATTGGGTTATAACCAGCAGAAGCCAAGTCTAAGCCTGTACCGAACAAACCTGCACCGAAGGTAGTCTGTGCTCTGCCTTGTTCCTGTGCTTGAGTAGCCAACTGAGCATCCTGTAATGCCTGAGCATTTAACAGTGCTTGGAGTTCAGGGTTAGCAGCACCCATGCCACCACCTTGATCGACAGCAACACCGCCACGGCCTGTGTTAAACAAGTTCTGTGTCAAGCCTGCTGCTGCTCTCTCACGAGAAGGAGCCAACAAAGCCTGCTGAGATTGCATCCACTGCTGTGCAGCCTGTTGTGGAGACTGAGCCAAGTATTGCCCACCCAAACCAAACAGTTGCTGTTGTACTGCCTGAGCCTGATCTGCTGTCTGCATACCTGCACCACCTGCCTGAGACAGCAAGCGATCACGCATAGCTGCAACTTCAGGAGAGACATTGTAGCCTGCGCCAATCACATTACCTTGTGCATCAGTCTGGAAGTTAGAGGAACCGAAGCGAGTAGTAACACCCACCGGACGGAATCTCTGAGCATCTGCTGCAATCTTAGCAGCTTGAAGCTGTGAGTTAGCTTGTGTCTGGGCTGCATCTTCAGCCGAATTGCCCCCGATAATACCACCTAAGAGACCTAAACCGCCTCCAATTAGTTCCATTCCCATTACTTAATCCTCACAAAAAGTTGTTTAATCTCGCCTGCATCAGTAGGAAAGTCAAAAAGATATTCAAAACCCATCATACTTATAAACTTTAAATGTTTAATATCCGGTATATCGTGAAGAGCAAATATGGGCTTCCTATGGATTTCAAGAAGCTTATCAAAGTCTGCTTTCAGTTGTTGCTTTACTGTCTTAGACCACCTGTAACAATCACAATGAATAAATGTATTGTTAGAGAAATACTCTAAGTAAACAGTGTAGTCATCTGTATTTATTACAGGTGTTTTCATACTTAAGCGGTACGCTTCCACATAGCCACTGTGATATACGGCTGAAGGTTAGCGTTAGTACCGCTAGAGCCTGTTGAGCCAGTAGTAAATGTGTGCGAGTGGTTGCCCTCAGTGGACATAGAACCAGCAGTACGTGTTTCGTTAAGTGTGCCGTTATCGCCAACATTACCTGTAATACCATGATCAGCTTGGTTGTGCTCAAAAATCATGGTGTGTACGTGAGCACCAGTAGTTGAGGTAGAACCTGTGTGCGTGTGGGCAACAACAATAGCATCCTTACTACCGCCAGTCTCTTCTAAGGTATCAAAAGAAGAATCAGATCCATTCAAACCAACCATCACCCTGCCTGCACCAAAGGCTGTCCAAGTACCGAAACCTAGCAGCGTATTGGGGTTAGTGCTTACACCTGCGTTGATGTAGATAGAACCTACAGGGTACAACGCACGCAGAGCAGTCTGCACAAAAGCAGTGGTAGCAATCTGAGTAGTGTTAGTACCAGAAGAAGCTGTAGGGGCTGTTGGAGTACCTGTCAAAGCAGAATTGGCAGTATCAGCCTTGGTTGCTACTGCTGTTGCAATATTGTTAAATTCAGTATCGAACTCAGTCCCTTTGACAATCTTTAAAGGATCGCCTGAAGACAAAGAGTCTTTACTGGTAAAGTTGGTGCTTTTTACGTAGTCTGTCATGTTATAAAATCTTCCCGTTCTTGGCCTGAATTTCAATCTTCTGGATGCTCAGAGCAGAACCGTTAATGTTTGCTTCGTATCCAGTTTGGATAACTTTACCTGAACCTGTAGGGTAGGCAACAAGTGTTTGTAAGGTAATGCCGTTAGCATATTCAACACCAGCAGTATTATACTCGGAAACTCCGAATAATGCAACCCCTTGAGCAGGAATTTTACTGTTTTGTGATAAATAATTCTCTTTAAAGTCGTAACCCCACTTGATTGTTAGGTATTGGTTAGAACCACCGATCACAACCACTGAGAGTTTCTTCAGAACAGAGCTTACAGAAGGTGTACCTAAGTCAGTATGGTTGGTAAAGTATTGGAAGCGATAGCTGCTGCCGTTATCCTGATACCCTGAATACTGACCGATATATCCTGCCTTACCAATCAATAAACTCTTGTCTCGAAGGTAGCAAAAGCTTCTAGGCTCCAGATTATCCCAAATTGTTACCCTACTTGAGCCATCCTGCAATGTAGCTTTCATGTCAAAGCAATAAACAGTTTTGAGGCTAGGTAAAGTGAGTAAGTAGAAGGATTCAAAAGGACTATATATAGACTTGATTGTGGATGCTGTCTCACCTGCCACTGCATTCATTAAGTCATTACGCACATTCTTAGACAAGTCACGAAATGGTGCTGACTTCTCTTGGATGGTACGGAGGACGCTACGAACACCAGTGTCGGACAAGAAGATAACATCTGATCCTGTATTCTGAATGGTGTCTCTAGCGATACAGCCAATACCTGTCATGGAGTCAGAAATCTTGAACACACCTGCCGAGAGCACATCCTGAGCACCTGAGTACACCAAGATATTGTTCTTACCGAAGATGAACAAGAAGCCGTTATGAGAAGCTAAACCTGTGATGTTATCAGCACCGTTAGGCCACACTGAAGAGACATCAATAGAGCCTGTGGAGCCTCCTGTCCATTTGTGACCAGAGAGGATGTCAGACCAGTAAATAACTGTCTTCTCAGTGGCTGTATCAGCTACCCATAAGCGTCCATAGGCAGACATTACAATGTTACCTGCTGGAACTGTACCTGTGTAACCTGACTTCTCAGATACACGGCGATAGGTTGTAGTGCTGACAGCAGGGTCGAACACCAGAGGATCGTGTCCAGACTGGAACAGGTATAAGCACTCGTTCAGGCAGGCTATTTGCCAGTTACTAGCAGAGATTGTAGGAGCAGTACCTCCACCTCCATAGGTCAGCATACTTAAAGTGCTGCCTGCCAGCTTAAAGAGCTTGTTGTTTCCCGCTGCAATAGTGTACTCAGCACCTGAGTCTGTAACTAATTGTCCGATAGCTGTTACATTAGAAGAACCTAAGTCAGAGTTACTTGAGTGCTTAGTTACCCATCCCTTACGAGCACCTACACGCCCATACTGGTCAATAACGCAGTTAATAGCAGTCAAGGCAAAACCAGAGGCTAAGTCTAACGAGCTATCTTGTGTGTTCAGACCGTAGAAGCCGGGAGCCGTAATACTAAATGTTTGAAGTTGTTGAGCCATGGCTTACACAGCCTCCCACATCTCTTCCTCAATATAGCGAGAACTTTCAATAGCAATGGCATCAGCCAAGGAAGCTTTGTATAACCCATAGGCTTCAGAGCTATTTAAACCACCATCTTCACCACGCTCAACCAAGGCACGGGAATAAGCTCCCAAGACTACAGGCTCTTTAGGAGAGAGCAGAGTGTTAGAATCATCAGTTAATTCAGCTTGAGGAATGTACAAGTTAAAGTACAAGGTTAAGCCTGCTGGTGGAACAGGGTAGAAGTCTACTTTAGTGTCCCCGGTAGTGTGAATACCGTTGAAGTTATAGTATGAAGGACTACCAGTATTACTATTGTTCAGCAAATACTGAGACATCAACTTGGTACTGATAGGATTGATAGGAGACTTGTTGGTAATGTCCTGAGCATCAATTACTTTGAAGCGAGTACCAGAACCGTTGAGCACATATCCATATGTGTCAGCTACTGTCTCAATCATCAGAGTATTCGTCAAGGCATTCCACGAGTAAGCATCTTCTACTTGTCGTTTGGCATCATTAACCAACTTACCAACAAGCTTAGATAAAGTATTTTCATTGACTGTACTGACTTCAGGTTCGCGCATACGAATCAGAACATCATTAACCAGTTCAAGGTATGTTGGCAAGGCCATAGATTAGATTCCTTCTTTCTTAAACAATTCAAAGGTGCAGATGGTACTAAAAGAACTACCAGCTTCATCCTGCATTACCACGGTATCGCCTTCCTCCAGTACCACATAAGCTCCCCCGTCCATGCGAACAAAAGACTTAGAGGCAATAGTACCATCCTGAACGTAGATATTAGTGGAAGCACTGGAATCCCTCCAGTAAGCAGAAACACTCTTGGTAGATCCTGAGTTATTAAAGATATACATTAGATTCCACTTAGCAAAGTAACCAAGTGGAACTGTGTAGATCGTAGTCGCTGTAGCTGCTGTGAGGTTAACACCTACCGATACTGGGCGTGTCATTTTGCCTTCTTCTTCTCTTTATTCTTTTTGGTACGCTCGCCGCGCTCAGGCTTAGACTTACCTGCTTCGGACAAAGCGATAGCCACTGCCTGCTTTTGAGGTTTACCTTCCTTGACCATCATGGAGATGTTCTCGGATACTGTCTTGTCTGATTTACCTTTTTTGAGTGGCATATCTATTCCTTTAAAGATTATTAGGGTTCAGTCTGATCAACGTGCTTTAATCTCAGCAACTTTATCAAGCCACTGTTGCCGTGTACCTTCATCTCGCTGCCACTTGAAGAACAAGGGGTCAGCTTCTTGTGCATAGGCAATTCTTCGGCGTTCGTCTTGCTCTTGTCTAGCAGCAGCAAGCTCTTGCTCTGTCATTGGACGCACACGCCATGCCTGCTTCCAAGTACCGTCTGCAAGCTCTAGGAAGCCAGCATCCTCAATAACTTCGTTAGATGCGTGTGCAGGTGACCCGGCTGCTTGTGCGATAAACACATCATACTCAGCAAGCGTTTCAACAGAAGGAGTCTGAGGAAAAGATACTTGAGGGTTATCTTTACGCAGTTGCTCAAACGAATATGGTTCGGCTTGACCGTTTGTTACTTTAATATACATATTTGTCCTTTAAACTGGCTTAACTATGAGCTGCATACCAGATGTACTTGAACTGCCAATCATGTCAACCGACACAGTTCCTGTTGCACCTGCCGAAATGTTTTGCTTGTAATAAACACCCCAATCTGGCTGGTTGCCTCCTGTATTAAGATAAATCTGAGTAAAACCAGAAGGAGTTGCATTTGGCTCGTTTTGATTACCCCCTGCTGTCACCAGTTGGATACTTCCATTTGCCGTAGCAGTGACTGAAGGAATAACTATTGGGTCTGCTGCTGCGGTAGGACTGCTAAACACATCAGCAGCACCATTACGAAATGACATAAGAGTCACTCCAGTAGCAGCACTTGCACTATTCTGTCTAAAAGTGTAACTGGATGCACTTACATGAGTAAAGTAAAAGGCAGTGAGTCGAGGAGCAGTTGTTGTTGTGGCGTTTGTAATTGTCCATCCACCACCATCCACGCTCCACAACGAACCAGCACTTGCTGAGTAGCCAAAAGCTACCAATAAATCACCTGCTTGTGTTCCAGTAGGTGTGGTTAGCGTCAACACCCCGCTAGAACTACCATCAGCAGATGAAGACGCTATAAAAGAAACTTCCCTTTTACTTGCTGCTCGTAATCCATGTGGAAGAAGCATTATGCAACACTCCCCACTAAAGCACCGTACAGAGTTGTACCTACTTCCCACAACTCAATTACAGTGTAGCCAGTAGTTGCCAGTGTGGGAGCAGAGCCGCCCACCCAAGTAACAGAAGGCCATGTAATTGTGAATGCAGTACCGTCAGCTACCATTAAAGTCATGCTCTGACCTGCTGCAAAGCTTGTTGCAGTTGGTGATCGGTTGGCTCCTAATGTCCAAAGCTGGACAGTGCCGTTAGCTGGGTTGAGGTCAACAGAAGCACCGTCTGTAATGGTGAACACTTCTTCGGTGTAATTGCCATCAAAGACTAAGTTTGTAACAGTCTTGTTGGTCAGTGTTTGAGTATCGGATGTACCAATAACAGTACCTGTAGGTGCAGTCTTGGTAGCCCATGTATCAAGATCAGCATCCCATGCCTGTACGTTAGTACCGATTGCCAAGCCTAACGCTGTACGAGCAGCAGAGGCAGAAGTAGCTCCTGTTCCACCGTTAGCGACAGCCACTGTGCCTGAAACGTTAGCAGCAGTACCTGTAGTGTTCTGGTTAAGTGTAGGAACATCTGCGGCAACGATTGCTCTAAAGGTAGGAGCACCTGAAGACCCGTTAGGCGCAGCTAAGAATGTATTGGCAGTTTGGCTTGAAAAGTTGGAAGCCGCTACCGACAAAGTACCACCCAAAGTTAGGCTGCCGCTAGATGTAACAGTTCCTGTCAAGGTCAAGCCGCTGACTGTCCCTGTACCGCCTACACTTGTAACCGTTCCGGTAGTGCTGGATGTACCTGCGCCGATGGCTGTACGGAAGTCTGATGCATTTAAAGATGAAATTGTGTTATCAGCGTTAAATCTTGGGAAAGCGATTGCTGCTACATTGGTAATGGTAAACAAGTTACCACCAAGAGTCGTTGCCCCCAAGCTTGTACGTGCTGCTGAAGCCGAAGTTGCTCCAGTACCTCCGTTAGCTATAGGCAAGGCTGTCCCTGAATAGGAGATAGCTAAAGTCCCACTAGAAGTAATAGGAGAGCCAGTAACTGACAAGAAGGCAGGAACAGTAGCTGCTACGCTTGTAACTGTGCCAGCAGAGGAAACAGTAGACCATGAAGTAGATGTGCCATCTGTGGTCAGGTATTTACCTGCATTGCCAGTCTGGGAAGGGGTAAACGAAGCAGCTAAGGTTGCGCTATCGGCAGCATCAGAAGCAGAGTTCTCAGCGTTAGTTTCCGCTGTCTCGGCAGCAGCTTGAGCAGATTCGGCAGCAGTCTGAGCAGTCTCGGCATTAGTCTCGGCTAACTCCGCTGCTGTTTGAGCAGCTAAGGCGGCATCACGAGCATCCTCTGCTTGAGTCACAAAACCTTGGAACTGTGTGGTATCCGAATCAGAAGTAGCACTGCCTGTACCACCGGGGCCGCGATAGATTGTCATTTGAGTTCCTTAGTCTTCTTAACTTGTTTAACTACTTTAACTGGCTGTTCTTGTTGAGGTACTTCGTTAGAAGTGATTTCATACCACTCAGGGTTATCTCTAAAACTCTTAATGTCTACTTCACGAGTTACCGTAGCAATAGTCTGAGGTCTAGTGCTGTGCTTCATTTGAAAGCTTACCATATTGTGTATCTCCTTTGTTTATTACTCATATCAATAAGTAGTAAAGAAAAGAGACCCCCGAAGGGGCCTCCTTATTCAACCATTAAGCAGCCGAAGAGTCAACGATGATTGGAACGCACGAATAGTCGCGCAACTCGCCAGCACCGTACAGAGTGTCAGCAGTGAACAAGTTACCGAGGTATTCTTGTTTGTACTGAGTCTGAGCACGAACGCCGATCTGCTCGACCAACACAGCCCAATCGCGGTGGAACATCAAAGCCACACGGTCAGAAGCAGTGTTACCAGCAGCGGTATCGCAGTTGGTGGACACATACACTTTCACGCCGTAGATGTCGCCAAACTCACCGTTCATCAAGGTAGTACCGTTACCTTTGAAGGCTTGCTCGGTGAAGCGGTTGATGCCCAACATGCTGTTACGAGCAACAGGAGGAACCACCAACGAACGACCGTCCATAGGAACGTCTTGATCGTCCAGCAACTGAATAGCTGCACGGATACCAGCATCAGCGATGTTGGCAGCGTTGGACGAAGAGTAGGTGTAAGCAGCGCCAGTGGAGCCGATGATACCACCAGAGTACTGAGCGTTAGCGGAGTTACCACCACGAGCAGCACGACCCAACTGGATCAAAGTGGTGTCCACTTGCTTGCCCAGAGCGTGACCAGCGTCATCAGTGTAGAAAGAACGCAGGCTCGACAGAGCTTGAGCTTCCACGATGTCTTCGATCAAGCGGCTGTACTCGAAGTGTTTGTTGATAGAAATAGCAACTTCACCTTCAGTTGCAGCAATCAAGGTAACTTGAGAGCCAGCAGCCTTAGCGGTTGCAGTGCCGCGAGCAGGCGAAGGAATGTGAACGGTGTCACCTTTCTTGCCTTTGAAGCTCATCTTCTTGACCAAATTGGCCATAACGAGGGATTTTTTGTATGCTGCCACAATCTCATCAGACCAAACTTCAGGGATGAAGGTTGCTGCGGTGGTGACTGTGACGTGATCTGTACCTAAAGCCATTTAAAATACTCCTATAAATTCAAGAAAAAAATAATTATTACTTGACTCGACCTTGTGCATAAGCTGCCATGATTTCGGGTTGTAGCAGCTCATACCGATCTGGGTCGGTCATCTTCAGACGGATTAAATCCGCACGGCGGTAAACTTTCTTTGCAACTTCGCCAGATCCACTTGTATCCACACCAGCGGCTCGAAGAGCTTGTGCTTGTTGTTTCTTACCAGTTTCCTGTACGTTGTTGTTACGAACTTGCTTAAGTTCTTTGTACGTGGTTAAGAGTTCATCTGCTGAACTGAAGTCAAACTCTGCATCAGCCTTGGCATACAGACTCAGACGAATAGGACTTGCCTTGACCCACTCCTGAAATCCAGTGTCGTTGGCAATACTGCCAAAGTCAGGATGTTTGGAAGCAAGCTGCTGCGCTGTCTTCATCCGTTTAAGCTCAAGGTTGGCCTGTTTAGCCTCTAGAACTGCGGGGTTGTTCTCAATCGCACGTTTAATAGAATCTTGAGGGTTCTCAAAGAAATCAACTTCGGGCGTACTTTCAACAGTCTGTCCTTTATTGTCGCTTTCGAGTTGCCGTTTGAGTAACTGATCCGCTAATGAACGTACTTCATGTACTTCCTGTGCTTGCCTGCCAATCATCTTTTCAGCTTCTTGGTGCATCTTAACAATATCCTCTAAGGACTTGTCTTTGTATTTATCAGGAATTACTTTCTCTACTACTACAGGCTCGGGAGTTTGCTCCACTGCGGGAGTCTCTTGTGTCTGTTCTTCATCAATCGTGTCCAGTGTTGGGTCAAACGATTCTTGCTCAATAAGTGCCATACTATTATTCTCCTGTCTCTCTTGAGATTATAGGACTATGAAATGTGGGTACAAATGTACCTACCCGTTTATGTGAAGTGTTACTCTGGAACAGCGTAAGAGGCTTTCCTCTCTTGTGCCAGCTTTTCACTTCGCTTGCGTTCCCATGCGTCATACGCAGAAGGAAAAGCACCAGAGATGCCCTCCAACTTTGAACGAACCATAGAAACAATTCTCGTTGACTCTTTGCCACAGGCTCGACAAGCGAGTTCCCTGATGGTTTCATCAACTAATGCTTCGGAGATGTGTCCATCTTCACAAACAAATTCAAACATACGGCGCATTACTTTGCCTCCTGCTGTAGTTGCTCATAAATCTCTTCACAAGTCTTCTTGCGATTTAAAAGAAGGTCTAGAATATCCAGTTGGCCCTGACGGTAAGATAAAGATTGTGCGTCTTTGACCGTGCGGATATTTTCTAGCTCTTGTTTTAACTTGGTGAGATCTTCCATCAAGAACGTCCACCCTTGAGTGGACATTGTTGAAAAAGTTTCCTCATAATACACTTGAAGTTCCTTATCCATAAGGGGAAACTCCTTTCATTTGTTTATTGTGGCTGACGATTCTGCATCTGTGCGAGTGCGATTCTCTCGTTTGAGTCGATGTCTTTCTCTTTCAACATCAAATCAGCCAGTTTCATACGTTTAGCGAAATCAGCATCGTTATCGAGGTTAGTGGCAGCGGATTGAACCACTTTCACACGCAACTCTTCAGGCATTAACTGAGTTTCAACCATTGTTTGTTGTGCTTCAGCCATAACCTTCTCTGTCTGAGCCTGTAACAAGGCCAAATCAGCTTGCAACTTAGCCATAGCAGCTTGTTGTTGCATCTGAGCCTGTTGTTGAGCTTCAGGGTTAGGCTGACTCATCTGATCCAAGGCAGCAATCAGTTCATTTCGGTTGCTCAAGGAGCTATTACCCAAGATTCCCTTGAGAATCAGAGGCAGAACTGGTGTGTCTGGGCCTAATGTCTGCAACAAGGCAATAAATTGCTGCTGTTCAAACTCACGAGCCAAGATACCCAAGGTAGCTGTAGGAATAAATTTCACATCAGCAGAGGGGTAACGCTCAGGATCAAACTGCATGTATCGCCAAGCAGCCTTATTGATGAACGGAATCAAGAAATCTTCTTGGAAGTTCGTCAATGTACGCTTATATTTCTTGATAATGCCTGCCATAGCCATCGACATACCACCTGCGCCAGCGTCACGAGGAGCTGCGGAAGGCATACCAGCACTGTCAACAGTACCTGTAGCTTGTAGCAAGAGGCGTTCGTAGTTCTGAGAGGCAGCTACAGAAGAGTTATCAGGTGTCCCGAAGCGCAAAGGCATCATAATCTGGGTAGGATCACCGTTGGTCAGGAAAGCTTTACCGGGCTTAACCTCAAACTTAGCACCACGAGGCAAGCGAGTAGCGTCCATAGCCATCATAGGAACGGCTGTAAGAGCACGGGCATCACTGTCCATACGCAAACTACCGTCAATGGCCTTCTGCATGTTGTAGGCTTTCTCTGCTGTACCGCGACCCCACACTCGACCGGGGACTGTATCGTCTTGATACAACATGACAGGACGATCCTTCATCATGTACGGGTTAGCTTCAGCCTTCAGGAGCTTACCACCGTTAGTAATAACGACAATAGCCTCCACCAACTCAGCATAATCATCAGCTAAGGAGTCTTCAGGGAACAGGTCAGCGACCTCTTCTTCGTTCTCCAACTGCTCCAAGTATTCACGAGGAACCAAACCGTAGTAAGTCAGCAAGCGAACCTTACCATCTTGGAAGGTAACTGATTCTTCGGTAGCTTCTAAGTCATCATCAGGAGCATCTAACCCTAAGTTAATCTTACGGTAGATACCCTTTTCCATCCCTTCAACGACCTTGTGTACCGATACGAACTTCTCAATGGCACAGCCCATAGAATCATCTAAGGATGTGGCGTTAGGGTCAATCAAGAAGTTCTTAGGGTTTACAGGAATGAGCTTAACGGCAATACGGTCTTTCTCGACCACGCCGATAGCTGCTTGACCTTGGACACCGGGAATAGCTTGAGTAGCAGGAGCATACTCTTTCTCGGTCTTGACAGCGATCTCACCGATACCTGTACCGTAGATCTCAGCCATCAATTCGATCTGGTCGATAGCCTTCTTAATCTTGTCCCGGTTGAAGTCTTCCATCAACTGAGCTTTAATCTGTTCCACATCCAGAGGAGTACCGTTCACATCACGAATGTCATCCTCAATGTCGAACCACTCACCTTGACCGAAGATAGCTTCCATGATCTCAGCGTGTCGGGTCTCAATCGCCTGCTGAGTGGCAGGGGAGATGATACGGCTACGCTCTGAGTCACGGGTACGGTCTTCAGCGGCCCACTGACCACGGAAGATACGCTCGTACTCTTGCCACTCGGTCAGGTAGTTCTGGTCACGATAGTCGCGCCACTTGTCAGTGTGGGAGACAACCCAATCAGCCAGTTCCTTGTCCGACTCTGTGGGTTCGTCATACTGACTCTGTTCTAAGTTGTCATCCATTGTTTAATATCCTACTGTAATGTCGTAAACGTCAAAGTCATCGTCCTCGTAATCGGGGACAAATGAGTTAAGGGCTAGTTGTTCAATGTAAGCAAGAGCATCCACCAAGTCATCATGTACGCCTTTGGTAGGGAACATCAAGAGTTGGTCTTCAAAGTCACTCCACTCACCATCCTCGTTAAGGATAACCTTACCGTGCTCCATCCGTCCTTGTAAGGCCCAGATAATACGGTCTGTCTTCTTCTTATTCCCGTGAGTGAGTGTCTGGATATGAGCAAAGGTGTTGTACTGCCTCATCATGTCCTGTAGGATGGTCAAGGCAGCATTCTTAGCTGTTCCTCTCTCAATCCCTACCGCTAGAGGCTGGAACTCCTTGATGTTCTTTAAGATACGCATACAGGTATCTTTAATGTCCCATCGTCCATGCTCAATCTTGTTTACCCACCAAGTACCATCATCAGTGACCTTAACGACAGCAATAGCTGATTCGTCTAGTCTCTTCTTATTCTGAGTACCGTCTGATATGTCTTCAAAGCCTGCCAAGTCAATGGCAATGATGTATGAACCATCACGAGGTTCTTCACCTTTCTTGATCCAGTGTTCCTTGAAGATGTCAGACCCTGATGTGTCAAAGCTAGACAGGTATTCCTGCTTGAAAGCAAAGCTACTAAGTGTACGCTTGGCTGCTTCAATTTCCTTGGGATCTATTGTTTCGTTATCTTGGGTGGTGTAGTGCCATGACTTCCACTCTTCGTCAGTACCTTCTTTACCGAGCTTAAAAGAGTCATAAAACCAGTTACGCCCAGACGGAGTAGAGATAAATAAAGCTCTACCTTTCTTATCCGATAAAGCAGCACGGATAACTTTCTCCCAAATCTCCTGCTTAATGAAAGCACATTCGTCCAGTACCACGTACACAAGGGACACACCACGAAGACTATCAGGATTATCAGCACCTCGAACGAGGATCTTTCTACCGTTGACAAGGGTAATCTCCAAGTTGTTAATGTGGGAGGACTTGATTACTGGACGACCTAAATCATGCAGCAAGTCCCAGATAATTGTTCTGGCCTGTCCGAGGGTAGGAGCAATGTACATCACTGCTGACCCTTCA